TGTGATCTTGGTATCTCTGCCATCTCTGCAACTATTTTGTGAAAGTCTGTTGATGGATCATTCTCGTATGAATCTGCAATTGGATTGACTGATGCTAATCTAAACTTCAAAGCATAGTGTGCAACAAGTCTTGGTTCCTGTTGCGAGTAATCAAAACATCCCCACTTCATACCTTCTTCAGGTATAAACAATGATCTAATCAAAGGCCCTGTTGCCGGATCCCTGGCTGGTATCTGCTGTAGGTTTGGATTTACATAACTAAATCTACCTGTAACTGTACCACCATCATCAGATCTAATCTGGTTTATTTCAGAGTGTATTCTTTCACAGTGTTCATACTTTAAAATAGAATCTATAAAAGTTGTACGCACCTTGTTTATTTTTCTAGCTTGTGCTATCTTCTGTACTAAAGGATGTGGATGATTAACAAGAAAGTTTTTAGTAAATGATGGTTCGTTTGATTTTGCAGTTCTGGAATATGGTAACTTTAGTTTGTCGAAAAGTGTGGCAATACTTCTTGCTGCCATTAGCTGAATATCTATGTTACTTTCTTTTTTTATTTGTAACAGTAACATCTCTTCTTGTAGTTGTAGGTCTTGTTTCACTCTATGAGCTTTTTCAACGTCCACTCTCACCCCAAGAAATCGCATATCGACCAGGCAAGGAAACAGATCTGTCTCCAGGTCAAAGATCTCCTGCAGATGATCTTCAATAATAATCTTTTTACATTTCTGCCAAAGTTCTAAAGTTAGTTCAGCATCTTTCTCAGCATACGCTCCAACTTCCATCGCAGGTAATCGCCACATATCTGCTTTTGGATCTAGTCCTCTTTCTTTTGCTGCTTCAATAAGTTTCTTTTCATTCTTACCTTTTGATAAGTGATGCCAAGACAAAGTATTTAGTGTGTATGAAAATCTATTCTCATCAATTAGTGATGATGCAATCATGGTATCTAGTATTAAACCATTGATTTTTATACCTAATTTACGTATCCAACATACGTCATACATGGCGTTATGAAATATTTTTGTAGCTGGTGATTCGCAAATATCTCTAAACCATTCGATAGTTTTCTTTCTATCCATGTTAGGTCCATTCTCATGTGCGATAGGAAAGTATCCTTTGTATCCTTCTACAGCTACAGCAAATCCTACGATCTCCCCTTTACCAATTACAGATCCTGAACCTTTTGATTTTAGTTCTGGATCTCTTGTTTCTAAGTCAATTGCAATCTCAGGATAAGATCTAAGATCAGGGTATTCTGTTGGCATAAGCCATTCTGTATCAGGTAATATCATTTTTCAAATACGTAGTTGGTTTCTATAAATTTGTTCAAACTATCTTTGTTACTAAATGCATACAAAGATGATTGATAGTCATTAGGAAATATTTCCCATGCAACTATTGATGGATATATCTCTAAACGAAATTTATATTTATTTTTAATTGTAATATTTTTTCTTGTATAGTTTCTATTTGGCATTTTTCATGTCTTTCATTTTTTGTATTTCTAAATCACAATAGTGTTTTATCTTTTCTAAGTCTTGTATACCACCCTTGTACGGATAACGTATTACATACTTTATAACATTTCCTTGAAAAAATGTAAGTTCATTCTTTGAAATAAATTCATATGGTTGAATGAGATAATGTTGGTAGTGATTTCCTCCTATCTGTTTGTCTTGTGGAAATGCATCTTTAAATATATCTTTGCTTGTCATCTTATTACCTCCATGATGCAGAACCAAATACAAAAAGTTATTAATATGTCTGATGTAAGTATTCTCATAGTCTGTACTCCTTCCTTTTTATTTTTGATTTTAGTTTATATAAATTATTACGTGCTCTTGTAATTCCTACGTACCAAACGCGTTCTTCTTCATCACGTTTGTCAACACTTCTTTTTATAGATTTTTGTATTTTATCCCCTTGATGTAATGATAAAATTACGTTATCTTCTTCACCACCTTTTATAGCGTGAATTGTAGACATAAATATTCTTGCATCTGCATCTAAATCTTCACCATTTTCTAACATTATTCTTATGTATCTTTTTTCTTTTTCTGGTGCTGCAACAAATACATCGTACCATTTTTTAGTTCTGTTAAATAATTCATTACCCATAAAGTCGGTGCATTCTTTTTCTTCTTTCTCTTCTAAAATTTTACCCTTGGTCCAGTCTGTGTATAATCTTGCTGCTTTGTATAATCTAACTTTGTAACTCTTACCTTTATTACTTTGATAATATAAATTTTTCTTTCTAACTTCTTTCATTAATTCTAATAATTGATTCTTGGTTCTTGTTAAAATTAACCATCTACCTTTTGTCAAATCTATCTGACCTAGGTTTGCAATGTATTTACATTCACCTTCATAGTCTCTTGCTAGATAATCTTTTTGTTTCCTGATGCCTGATATACGCTCTATTGGTTTATTAGATTCTTCCTGTACGATTCTTGATATACGTCTAGACTTCTTTAATACTTTTTCTTTGGCAGGTTCCTGTACAAATCTATTTACATCTGCACCAGCCCAGGCAAAGATAGCTTGGTCATCATCACCTGCAAGATAAACATCTTTACTTTTTTCTTTTAGTTTATCATATAGCTTCCATTGTAATGGTGATAAGTCTTGTGCTTCATCAATAAACACAACATCGAAGTCAGGAACTTTATTTAATACATTATTTATTATGTCGTTAAAATCATACAACTTATAGTTGTCTTTATATTTTAAAAAATTATCATGAATATGTTTTAGTGTACCCCATCTAATTTGTTTTCTGTCATGTTCATTACGATCAAACTCTTCTCTGATGCCCACATCTCTATTGATTGCTCTACCTATCATTTGAAAATATGGATCATTGCACGTCAGAAAGTGTGTTTCTTCTTCATTGTATTTATCAGAATACTTTACTCTGATGCCCAGTTCTTTACCTAAGTCTTCGTAATGAAATGGTTGCATAATGTTTTCTTCATTTAAACCAAGTGTATTATATGCAAATGAGTGTAGTGTTTGAAAGTGTTCTAGTTTCTTTTCATCTATAGGCATTCTTTCTCTAGCTTCTTTTGCAGCTTTTCTTGTAAATGCAAAGTAACCTATCTTATGTAATGGTGTCCCTATTCTAACGTATGCTCTTGCTCTATTAATAAGTCTGTGAGTCTTACCTGTACCTGGTGGACCATAGATTTTATGTATCATACTATGTCCTCTTCTTTATCAAACTCTAGTATTTCTTCAGGTGGTTCGTCTTCTTCAAACTGTTTCATGTCGACTTCCATACATCTGATAGCATTACCTTTACCAATTCTTTTTTGTTTGCTATCTGCTTTGAATACATCAACAACCATTGTCTTTGTTTCGTTTTCATCCATACGCCATTCGTTTCTTTTTAATTCTTCATAAAATTTGTAAAACAAAAAGTAACCTTTGTTTTCTTCTACGTATACAGATCCACTTTTAAATCCATTTAATGTTGAAGTTCTTACATCATTTAGATATTCTTTTAGATGTCTAAATAATATACCTGCCGGTTGTGATTCTGGATCTGGTGTCTCTACATTTAATTGTGACCATAGTTCAGCTACAATATCTTGAAAGTCTTTTGCTTTGATAGGTGGCGGTACAATGTTTGTATGTTCTGCAATTAGTGCTCTTAGTTCTCTTTGCTCTATAATTTGTTTTACAGTCTTTGCATTAATAGTTTTTATTTTACCGCTTGGTTGTTTGACATATAAAAAAAATTTTGGATGTGGTCTGTAATCCATTTTAGTTACACTAATTATCTCAGGCCATGATGCGTTTAGTTGTTTACCAACACCATACTTTCTACGTAAACATATACTCTTAGCGCATTTAGATTGTATTGGATCTTCGTTGCAAGTGTAACCTGCAGTGTCACCCTTCCATGCTTTTATTTTTGATTTGACTTTGTCATCACCCCAAATGTTATCGTATTTAATGTAGTCTCTTGCTTTTTCTAAAACCTTTGCTTCCCATTGATCTGGATATTTTCTTTTGGCGAATACCATGTAGTTGTATAAGAATCTGTCTCTTTCGTCCGGTAGCTTTTCTTTCGTTCTTTCTATATCGCCACATATCAGACCAAGACATGGTGGTCCCTCATCAAATTCTGCTGCCTGATTCTTTAGTTCATTACTAATTAGTGTTGTTCCAAACTCTTTTAATTGTTCCGCATTTTGTGCATTTAAATTTATAACTTTAATAAATGTATCAAAGTCTATTTCTTCTCCATCAGGTTTTACTGCTACACGATCTTTCTTGTTATAATATGGTAGGTTTATAAAATTACCTGATGGTCGTTTACCATCACTAGAATCTAATGAAGTTTGTTTTGGATATATCTCTGTTTTAGATGGTAGACCAAATATAAATAATAGTTTTTCTA